TTATGCGTAGATCTGCCGCAGAACATCCATCAGGTATTGCTGATAGTTTTTGTACTGCAAATACACCTCCGGGCCACCGTCATTATTGCGGGCTACCAAAAAGTCCATTTCCGATACCACACCCCGATCGTGACCCAGTTGCTTTTTCATAGCCTTTTTCACATAGTCATAGCTGACGTTGATGCCGTTGTTTACCACATCCTTCAGGGAGTGAAAGCCGTAGGCTGCGGCCTTTGCGCTGGACTCCGGGCCCCAAAGGCCGTCCTCTGTGGCACCTACAGCCTTCTGTGCCGCCATAACCACTGCCTTGCCGTAGCCGGAATTGTTATAACCGCCGCCGGAGCCACCGGAACTGCCGGACTGGGCGGCCAGTTCCTTTTCCTGCTGTTGCTGGCGCAGAACGATCTCATCATACAGTGCCTCCCCCTCTGCCTGATAACGCCGGTATGCGTTGTCATACAGCTCGGGGATCACATCGTTCAGCCGCTGCAAATACTGCCGGTAGCTTTGCTGGCCGGCAGTTTGGGCATAGGAATTGCCGTAGCCACCGGTCAGACTTGTAACAACGCCCACCGTATCCTCCATAGCCCGCTGACCCTCCGCCGTATAGCGATTGCGGTAGTGCTGATAAGTGGGGTCCTTTGTATAGTCATAGGAGAAGGCTTCCCGGTTCAGGTATTCCTGCCATGCCCGGTTCAGTTCCTCCTGCGACCAGAGAGCTTTTCCTTCGTTTGCCATATATTTCCTCCTTTCCCATTGTTAGAACGTAAACGGCTCAGAGGACAGCACGATAAAGTAATCGTAGGTCTGTCCACCCAGCAGAATTTCGATCCTGCCGTTTTCCTTTTTGCGCACATCCACGATGCCGTCTCCTGTCCGGTTGCATACGCCCTTACTGCTGACACTCAGTACGCAAAGCACCGGTATGCCGTTTTGCGAACCGGCGATCAGAAAGCTTTGCCGGTCAGCGCCCGTGTCCTCCCACTGGGTAAATTGGGTTTGGATGGAAAACCGGTCTGTCTCCCACACACGGATGCGCTTTCCGCAAATGCCATTGACAGCCCCATCCACCGTCAGGGAGTTTTGGATACGCATATTGTAAAACTGATTTCGCTGGAGCTGTACCTGCTGGCTGTCTGCCGGTGCAGCATCCTGCAGCGACAGCCGGGACAGAGCCCCGGACAGCTGCCGCAGATAACCGATGATCTCCCGGATCTGCTCCTGCTGGGTCTTGCCTGTGATCAGCGGCGGGCGAAACAACTGATTCATCGCAGATCACTTCCTTCCTCCCAGACTTTGGTGAGTGCGTAGATCCGCACAGCCCCCTGACCTTCCAGTTTCAAACGCATATGGTCACACCGACGGGGACGGATGGGGACAGTAAAGCTGCCCAGCGCAGTACCTGTCAGGGTACATAGCTGCTGCCACTGGGGATCATTGTCGTAGCGACAGCTGACAGTGGCCCGTGCCCCCGGCTCGATCCACAGCCGCAGAGACAGGCGGCTGACATACCGGGCCTCCGGCTCTGTGAGTCCGATGGGGCCGGTTTCCACCAGCCAGGGCACTTTCCCTTCCCCTGTGCCGCCTGCCATATTCAGAAGCTTACCGGCATGGGTCAGGCAGAAAAACCCGTCCTCACAGGCCGCAAAGGAATCTGCATGGGTGTCATCCTCCCGGTGCCACAGATCCCGCAGGGTGTCATAGACAAACAGGTTCCACTTGCCGCCGGCTTCCATGCTGATACAGTATTTGCTGTCCCAGGCGCCTGCCACAGCGTGTTCGTAATGCACAGACCCAAAGGCTCTGCCCTTTTGCACCGGCATTGACCCGTCAAAGGCGCAGACACCCTGCCGGGATTTGTAATACAAAATATTATTCACCACTGCCAGACTCTTGTGGCAGTCCTTTTGTACACCGGCACAGGGTGTGGTCTGCACCTGATAGTTGGCGGGATAATTGCAAAAAACCTCGATCATGCAATTTTCCTTGAAGAACAGGGGTCTGCCCATGTAGGAAACAGCGCCGGTAAAAGGGCCGTCGGTACCGATGGATGCCACATAGCTGTCGGTGGAAATGCCTTCAAAGCTGTTCCAGTTTTGAAAGCTGCCCAGCTTACTGCAGTAGATCTCATTGAGAAAGCCCTTTCCCGTAATGCCGTATTTACAGCCCCACAGCCGGTTGCCGCATTCGATCACCAGATCCATATCCGGGATCTCTCTGCAAATCGTTACTCCGGTTACTGTACAGGGTGATTTCTGCACATAACCCCGTACCACCAGCCAATCCTCCGCCTGATCCAAAATCAGACTGGCTTCGGGCACCTCCGTTCCCTGGGCATGGATCTCTATACGCACCGTATCGCCCTTGTGAAAGCCTTTGCCGATACCGGTGGCTGTGAGCTTAATGCAGGTGTTTTCCTCTGTGATCCACAAGCCCAGTTCCTCACTCCAGCGTTTGAGCACCACCGGATAGACAGAATAATCCCGCCACAGCTGCCCGTCGTAGGGATTGGCAGGTTTTTCTGTGGCAACACTGGCGGAGGGCTGGGCACTGCCATCGGGATTGCAGGCCAGCAGTGTCACCTCCCCGGTGCCGCTTTGCCAGCGGTTTTCCAGCTCCCCCCAGTTGTTGTCTCCCTGGGGGTTTTCCAGACAGGCTGCCACATTAATCCACTTTTTATCCGGGAATACCACCACATATGCACCCATAGGGATCAGGGACTTTTCCCCCGGTGTCAGAGCCATGTCCACCGCCGTACCGTCAGGCAAGATCATACTGCCCGCCTTTACAATACACAGACCGTGGCTGCTGACCATACCATCCACCGTACCCGTTGTGTCCACAGTGCCCCGTTGGGCACGGGAGGCCAGGATCGGGTGGTGGTCGGAGGTCATATTCTGCATTTCATAAAAAAACCCGTCGGGGATCCGCAGGTTATGGTCATAGCCACCGAAGTTGCTGAGAGTCTGGGTTTTTTGCGGGGCTTGCCGTAATTTGGGAAAATACAAAAAACCGCCTCCTCAAAAAAATCGCGTGCCACCGGGGCTTTTGCGCTGACGGTGATACCCGGCGGCAAAATCCCTCCAGCCGTTTTGAAACAGCTCCATGGCATTGTTGAAACGGATAAATTCTCCGTTTTGATAGTGAATTTTGGCTTCCAGCCACCGGATGTACAGCCCGTCATAGGGAGGCGGTACCAACAGCTCGGTGGTATCGGCAGTCGGATCTGTGTAGGGCAGCTGCACCGGGGAAGGATCGGCATGGGTGTCCAGGATCCGGGCCTTTACAAGACCGTCCAGTTCCGAAAGCCAATTCAGCTTTTCCTGTCGGGTGCAGGTGTTGTGGGTTTGCAGATCCAGCCTTGTGAGCACTTCACGGATCGTCATGTTTTCCTCCTTGTTTTGGCTGCAGGGGAGGCACAAAGGCCTCCCTTGCAGGGTGTTACTTCTGCATCAGCTTTTCGGCGCTGGCATCAACCCGCTCAAAGGCCTTCAGGCTGCGGCGATACTCAGCCGCCACGGCCTCAGGCACAGCAGATTCCTTGCCACGGGGCAACAGGTAGTTGACACCGTTGACACTGATAAACAGATTGGGATCTTCATTGGATGCGCCCCGGGGTACAAAAATTTTTACGCGTTTTTCCATAGCACCCTCCTTAGTTGGCCTCATCGATACCGGAGAAGCTGGAGCAGCTCATCAGGCGCAGGATTCGCTCGGGATACAGCACAGTGGCACCGTTGGTCTCCAGCTTGTAGCCGATGGTGGAATACTGGTTCAGAGGGCCACCGATCTGGCTCTTGTCCTTGATGATCATTTCCAGTGCGCCACCCTCGGGATCGATAATGCCGAAGGCATCCTTACCGAAGAGATAGGTGGCATAGGTCACGCCGCCATTGGCATTGGCATAGTCGCCATTGAGAACAGGTGCAAAGACATTCTCAATGAAGCGGCAGCCGTGGAGCTCGCCGATCTCACCGTTGAAGATCTCTCCGGGAGCGGCATACTTGTGGGCCTCGATCCATTCCTTGCTCTTGCGCAGATCGTAGGCGACACTGGGGTGGATCACAGCGCAGTACTTGCCGCCAATGGTGGGTACCTTGTCCTTTTTCAGCTTGGTCACAGCCTTTGCCACCATGTCGGGGGTCAGTGCGCTCATGCTCTCCAGCGTGGCCTCCATGGCTTCACAGGTAGCGGGGGTGGCACCGACCTTTTCACCAGTGGTCAAATTGATGTTGTCGCAGTACATCACATTGGTGTTGGTGAGTAGCGCATCCCGGATCAGGGTCTCCTGAGTCTCAGCGGCAGAAGAACCCATTTCCTCGGTGGCGCCCAGAATAATGTCATCATAGGCGTGCATTTCCAGCTTGTCGGAAATGGCGGCATAAGTGCCGTACTGGTTGATGGTGCCGGTTTTGGAGCTCATGCCGAACTTCTGACCGTCGGGGATCACACCTTCTTTCAGCTCGTTGGCCTTTTCAAAGGTGTTCCACTTGCGCCACTCCACAGTGGTGCCGTTGCCCTGGGGCAGAGGCTGACGCTTGGCAAACTGGGCATAGAACATCTCCACCCGTGCATTTTCCAGCAGCTCGGTGTCATAAAAGGTCTTGAGTTCACCGGACATGGCCTGGGTGGTCTCACCGGCGCCGGTGGCGGCATTGACAGTGCCTGCAGTGGTGTTGACCACAGCGCCGGCATCGGCAAACAGCTGCAAATAAATAAAGTTTTCCATAATGTTTCTCCTTTTAATGAAATTTTACATATAAATTCTGTCGATATGTTGCTGCGCAACTCGATATTTTTGCCTGACGGCAAAATCGATATATGGCTTTGCATTTTCTATTGCGGTGCCCGGTGCCCTCGTCGCCGTCGGAGCGGCTTCCTCGTTCACCGACCGCGGCTACTCGCTCTGCTCCCTTAATCTGCCGCTGGCAGCGGTCGCATCGCTCCCGATATGATATAAATCCCAACGCGCCGCAGCGCATATCGATCCGCGAAGCGGAATATCGATCGCCGGAGGCGAATATCGAAAATCCCGTCAGGGATTTATATCGATGGGCGAACTATGTTCGCCCTTAACCCGGGTAGATCTTTTCTCCCCGGGCGCCTGCGGAACGGATCCTGGCCTTGAGGGCCTCTCTCTGCTCCCGGCTGGCGGTGCGGTAGTCGAAGGCGCTGACCGACGGTCCCAGTGCCGAAGTGCCGTTTTCCTCCGGGCGGCCGCCACCGGCCCGGATGGCATTGGAGATCTGCTGGGCGGTTTTCTGCGCTGCCACCTGCAGTGCCGCATTCTCGATCTCCCTGCGGTGGACGGTGTAGTACGCATCCTCCACAGATACCCCCATACCGGGGGCGGTCAGCTTTGCAAAGACGGGATCCTTCAATTCCCTGTGCAGATCAAAGTCCGGATATTTCTGACACAGCACCCGGCTCTGCTCCACAAGAGAGCCGTAATGCTGCCGAAAGGCCGCATCCCTGTCGCCGGCAGGCTCTGCTGTGATGGCTTTTGCCAGTGTGCCGTAGTCGGTGGTATCCGGGTCCAAACCCAGCTTGCCTGCCATATGCCGGAGGGCCGGGGTCAAAGTCTGCAGATCCTCTTTGGCCTGATTGAGCTTTTTGACACGCTCACGAACCATTTCCTGCATATGACGGCTGTATTCCGGATCGGCTTTGATCTGTTCCCAGGTCATGCGACCGGGAACGGTTTCGACAGCGGCGGCCTGCCCCGATTGCGCCCGTTTTTCAGTGGTTTCGTGCCCGGCGGCGACACCTTCTGCGCCCGTATCAGAACCCTGACCCTCCCCTGTGGGAGCGCTGCCTTCGGCAAACAGCTGCAGGGCGATCTGCTTTTTCATGTTCATAAGATCCTTCCTTTCAAACGATGTGATATTGGATATGTTTGGGGTATAAGGTTTCCAGCAATTCAAAACCGGAACAGACAGAGTCGAAGATCAGCTTGACCACCGGCCCCATTTTGGCATTGGGGATACAACTGATAAAGCTGTCTCCCGGCTCCAAACGCAAAACATGACGGCGTACCTTGTCATCGGCAGCCAGGTCAGCTACGTCCGCGCCCAGTGTCAGCACCAGGGCAGATACTGCCGCACACACCAGATCCTGCCCCCGGGGGCCGTTGCCTGCGTGACCCTTGGCAATGAGGCGATTGTGCTGACGGTCGTAAGTTACATGGATCATACTGCCTCCTGTCTGGGAACAGCCGCATTGAGGGCGGCTTCCCTTGCTTTTCTCACAGTGCTGTGCTCTGTGGATCGGGAAAGTGTAACATCACCCTGGGGAATATCCGCAGCGGGCAGCACCGGCATTGTCTGCAAGCGCTGGCTGAGCCGCTGCAAGATCCTGTCACGGCCGTCAAAATCCATCATTTCCAAACACAACAGAGCCTGATCGGTGAGACGGGGATCAAAAAAGCCCAATTTAAAGAACTGCAATGCCAGTTCATTCTGGCTGACCTTGGTGTAAATATTGCGCTTTTGGGCAGAAATTTTGATATCAAATACCGGCAGGCGCATAAGGGTTTCCATCCCCAGTCCCGGCTGTACCACAGGGCGAAGGCCGCTGTTGTGATAGGTAACATACTCGTGGCCGCCCATAGAGCCGGTGATACGGAACTGACGGGGCATATCGTAGAACTGGCGAATCAATTCGATAGCCAGCTCCACCAGCTGGGCGTAGGCACGGTAAGACGCCATGGTGGCATCCCGGCTGCCCTTGCCTGCCGCCTCCTGCAGAGCCGCAATGGCAGAAGCAGCGGTGACACCGGAGGTGGCTGTGCCGGTGCTGGATTCGGTGTTGCCACTGGTTTGCCGCAGCTCATCAATGGTGCGATCCAGCATAGCAATGTAGTTGCCGTCCAGGGAGTTATGCTCGATCTTGCGCAGGGTGGCTTCATCCACATTGCCACTGACCTTCACCAAAGCCTGCTCCAGATCCAAAAACTGTTCCTCGTTCACATTGCCGTCCACACGGGAGAAATACCGGGGTACAGCGCCTACCTTTGCGTTTTTCACAAAGGCGGTTTTCAAAAGGTCGATCTCCGTTTGGGGATTGCGGCACAGATCCACAAAGCCATAACCGCAGGGACTGCCCTCGATGGGATACAGGGTATCGAATATGTAGGGGTATCTGCCGTGGTCATACAAACCGGCCTCACAGGGCGCAGGGCGGACACCGCCTTGGGGATCCAACCCGGTACGGTCATCATTTTCCGTGGCATAGAGCACCACATCGTCCACAAACTTACAATAGTGCAAAACCTGTTTGCCATTTACATTCTTGCGATAGTACACATCGATGACAGTAGCTTTGTCGGCATCGGACACCGCATCATCATACAAAAACCGGGTGCTGACAAAGCCTGTGCCATTGAGCTTGTCTGCCAGAATCGGGTACTTTTGCCGTAACAGTGCCTTATCCTGCAGCTCCGTGTGGAACAGATACCGGCTTTTCTGAATATCGGTGATCCCCGGCTCCCAGTAGAGATTGAGCAGATTCACCCGTTCAATGCCGATATCTCCCAGTCCACCCAAACGGTTGCCATCCCAGAAGATCTTGTAGACACCGGTACCGGTTTTCAGCTTTTGCCAAATCACATCGGAATAGGTCTGCTCAAACCGGTTTTGCTCCAGCACACAGGGAATGATGGCTGACAGCATCCGGGCTTCCCGGATATCCGCCTCCTCCCGGGGCAGGATATTGGGCTCCGGGTAGGCCTCCACCGCATCGGCATGCTTACTGACGATCACATTGTGGAGCCAGCCGCTTTTGCTGGCAAAGCCCTGTTCCCGCATAGCGCCATCCCGCTGTTCCTCTGCGGTGTTGCGCAGCTTCCACCAGTTTTCACTGGACAGGATCCGTTTCTCGGTTTGGGCCTTTCCTGCCTTGTACCGATGGAGCGCATCCATAAATTCCTTGATCTCCGCCTGCCCAATGGGCAGCTCCTGTTTTGTAATTTCTTCCATAGCTTTCTCCTTCTATCGTTTTCAAATTCGGGTTTATCGTGCCGTTGCTGAGTTGAGAATTGAGAGTTGAGAATTGTGGTATTTTTCTTCGAAAAATGATTTAAATAGTCGCAAAGCGACACCTCATAATTTTTAATTCTCAATTTTTAATTTTTAATTATTTAGTGATCGCCAGATCGCTAAATCGGGGTTTAGCGGTTGAGTGGGTCGTTTAGTATGGTTTTGGGGGTGATTTCCCGTAAGGGGAGGACAGGTCTTGCCATGCAGAGGTAACGCCATTCGTCGGCAATATGATCCTCTCCCTCCGTGTCCAGATCCTCCGGATTGTGGGTGTCGTAGCGCAGCTCCGGGATCGTGCGGATAAAGCCCTTGCAGTTGTCAAAGACATATAGCCGGGGGTAACCGCTGTTGTCAAACTGAAGCCGGTAGTGGCACTGCATCCAGCCGGGGATTCGGGCATGGTCACCGGGGGTGAAATACACGCCGTAGCGGATGCCGGTGTCGGCAATGCTCTCTCCACGGGATACGTCCCAGATCGCCGGGTCGGCAATACCCAATATCTGACGACCCTTGAGCCAGGGATGTTCCCGCTCGATTCGGGCAATTTCGGAAAATTGCTTGTCCGGTGTCCATTTCAGACCCTCATTGGGGGTTTCGGTACAACCGTAAAGCTCCATGATCCGATAGAGTGTCCCATCGTGATCCACTGCCCACCATGCACAGCTAAAGGGCTTGGCATAGCCAAAGTCATAGCTGCGGTAAATGGTCCAGCTGCGGCGGTCGCCGGTGTTCATGTCCAAGGGTTCGATCACATGGGTCCAGCGCCCCTGTTGTTTGGCCTGCTCCGGGGTGATGCCGCTTTGCACGCATTTTTCCACATCCGGTTCGGTGCGAAAATCCTCGAAGAACTGACCCTCGAAAATATCCCACCGGCCATACAGCCAGGCCTCCCGCAGCTTGGGCGGCAGAGCCTCCAGCTGTTTGATATAGTCCGGCTGGGTGCGCATCAGGGCCTGATTGTCCGTAACCAGAGACTGGATAAAGGTGTAATCCTCCGCATGCTCCCCCTCCCGGTACTTTTTGTCGATAAAGATCCGCTTAATATAGGGATGCCCCTGACCGCCGGGGTTGCAGGTGTAGTAGATCCGCTTGGGAAAGGGATTGACACCGCGCAGACAGGCGGTGATGGTGCGCATCTGGTATTCCGACAGCTGGGTGGCTTCGTCCAGAAAGATCACATCATACTCCACACCCTGCAACCGATCCAGATCCGAATCCCGGTCGCAGTAGGAAAACTGGATGATACTGCCGTTGGGAAAGGAGATGACCTTATCCCGATCGTGGTAGGTGGCAATATCCGCCAGCTCCCGGCACAAAATGCGGATGTGATTGTTGATGAGCTCCGGGAAGGTGCGTCGCACAATTAAAATTCGGATACCGCCATAGCGCAAAGCCAGCAGCTTTGCCTTGGTGCGGACTGCCCAGCTTTTGCCGCCGCCACGGGCGCCACCAAAGCCCACATGCCGGGTGGCGGCCTTCAGAAATTCCCGTTGCCGGGGAGAAGGTGGCTCCATGATCAGTTTTTTACCCATTGTACGGCTCCCATTCTCCTGAGAAGGTCACCAGAATTTCTCCTGTGTCCTTTGCGTCCTGCTGCAGATCCCGGATATCCTTCATAACACCGGTGATATGCTTGAGGGCCTGGGGATTCAGGCTGTCCCCTTCCTCGGATTGCAGCCGTCGGGTCAGCTTTTCCAAAATGGTATCTGCCAGCCTAAGCAGTTTTTCTTCTCTGTTTTCCACGGCGATCACCTCAGGCCGGTATGTAATCGTACTTACGGTTGAGCATATCGGCAACGGGACAGGTCTTCCAGTCCTCGTGGCAGTGCTGTTCCTTGTAATTGCGAAGCTGATAGCGATTCCCAAAGCTCAGCTGGATGCTGCTACGGGCACAAGGTCCCTCACAGCGGACGGCCTGACCGCCGTCTTCCCTGTAATAGGGGCATTTCGCCAAAGCATCTTCTGTAAACATTTCCCTTTCCCCTTTCTTATACAATATCTGCTGTAAACCGCATATTTTCCGCCACACATTCCTCGCAGACCTTTGCTTCGATCCCCATGGCATCCAAATCCAAAAACCGCTCTGAGAGGATGGGCTCTTCGCAACAGTGACAACGGGGTCTTTCTTCCCGGCGACGGTCAATTTGCAGCTGATGCAGCACTTCCTGCTGCCAGGGTTCCATTTGTCCACTCCCTTTCTGTCCTGTTTATAGGACGGTGATCTCCATAGAATCAGTGTAACAGCAGAAAGCCGATCCATTACGCAAAGGTGAAAACTTTCTTTTGCGCAATTCTATGGATTTTTATTGACATTTATGTGATTGCGTAATATAATTGACATATCCACTCAAAATTTACGCTTTCACGTCCTGTTGACTGGATTATATTACGTCTTTGCGTAAAAGTCAAGGGGTAGGTTTACGTTTTTACGTAATTTGTGAAAAGCGTACAAGAAAGGGCTGTCAATTATGTCTGATTTGTACGAACGCATTGAAACCCTGTGCCGGGAGCGCAATGTCTCCATTACCACCGTATGCCGCCAGTGTGGTGCCAGCCGTGCCTCCCTGTCGGATCTGAAAGCCGGCCGCAAGCAGAGTCTGTCTGCCGAAACCCTGCGCAAGCTGGCCGGGTGGTTTAACGTGTCTGTTGACTATCTGCTGGGCAATGAAAATGCGCCCACGGAAGTCCGTGGACGCAATGTCAGTGAAGAAGATATCAAGTTTGCCCTCTTCGGTGGCGACGGTGAGATCACCGATGAAATGTATCAGGAGGTTTGTAATTTTGCCGCCTTTGTCAAGCGCCGGGAAGAGGAGAAAAAGCGAAAGGACTAAAAATGGACGTACCGGAGCTGTACCGACTGGCAGAAAAAAAGAATATTCCCGTAGTGACCTACCCTCTGCCCTATAACGGCTCTGTGTCTGTGGTAAACAGCGACAACAGCTGCTGCATCGGCATGGATGAGTCTGTGCGGGACGGTGACGTGCTGGAACGGGTACACCTGGCCCATGAGCTGGGTCACTGCCTGACCGGGAGCTTTTACACCATCCATGCACCTCTGAACCGCCGCCAACGTCACGAAAACCGGGCCGACAAGTGGGCTATCCGCTCCCTGATCCCTGTCAGCGATCTGGATGATGCGATAGCCCAGGGCTGTACCGATATATGGGCCCTTGCGGAACGCTTTGGTGTCACGGAACAGTTTATGAAAAAGGCCGTTTGTCTTTATGTTCACGGAAACGTATCATCGGAACTGTATTTTTGAACCATCGGTTCAAAAGCCGATATAGCCCCATGGCCCCCAAAGCCAGGATCATCCACAAAAGAAAATAGGGCAAACAGATTTGCCCGTGGAAATTCCCCGGTGTATCCCGATAGTCCCAAATCTGATAATCCCGGTTGATTACCATTCCAATCAACAGCTCCACCCCGGTGATCAGCACCGCACCCATAAGGGCCCGCAGGAGCCAGTGATGCCGGGCCGCTTTTTTATCCAGCCTTCCCAACAGCAA